CAGGCATCAATGGAGTTTTACGGCGGGAAGTCACCGAAAATAGCCAGTGTGCATCAGTTCGGTCTGTCGGAAGAAACCCGGAAAGACGGTAAGAAAATTGAATATCCGGCGCGTCCTCTGCTCGGCTTTACCGGTGAGGATGTGCAGATGATTGAAGAGATTATCCTGGCTCACCTGAATCGTTAGCTTTAATCATCTGAGAATATAAGATAGAAATCAATTGATTAGCATAATTTATTTTGAATTTTCATGTTAATAAATAAAAGGCCAGTTATTGGCCTTTTATCATTACTTTCCATTTTTAATGAATTGATTAACGATGCTATTTGCTCAATGCCATCAAATGTAGATGGTATCTTATCATCGGATAGCATGATGTTTGAAAATACTACGTCTTCGAATTTTGAAAGCGCTTCCGGATTGTTTTTCCTTATCTCTGAGGAATAGTCGCTATAACTCTGAATGAACTGACAAAGGCTCTTTCTGAGTTCTATTTGCATAATCTGAGTTCGTAACGATATATGATTTAGCAGTACAACTCTAAAGTAATACATGAAAATCAATGTAACTGATGCAAAAGGTAGTGCTGACATAAAATATGTGGCAGCATTTGTCGTTTCGAGAGCTGGTAATTTATGCATTCCATAGTATATCAGCGGGGAGGGAATGATTATAGCCAAGATGATAAGAATTATTCTTGATAGCATGATTTCACTTTCTTTCTTTTTGCCAAGTGAATTAAAGCCTTCAAACAATCCAACAAAATTAAATGCGACCTCATACCCTTTTAATGACTCTTTGATTGACTCTATTTTGGCATGTTGCTCCTTTAAGAAGGAGTCGCACTTTTCGAAAAATTGACGCCCTTCGTTTAAACTATCAATGTATTTTTTATATGTGTCAACATTGCTGGAGCTTAAAACTTCTTTAACCATTGCTAATGGCAGTTCTCTAAGAGAAAAGTCTATCTGTGCTCTGCTCCGCTCATCGAATTCATTATAGTTATACAGAGCAAAATCCTTGATGGTTCTTAGTGGTGAAAAGTGAGACTCTATTTCCGGAGAGAGAATGCTTGGTTCAATGATAAATCTAAAAAAGCAAGTGAATATAAGGTTGATGCTGTTGTTATCTTCTCCCTTTTCTCTTAAGAAACTTTTAAAGGTGTCGCCAATCATAGCAATGTTGTACTGGGATTTTTTGTCCCAATCTTCAGGGTTTTCGGAAATGAAGTTTATTGCTTGAGCAATTATTTTGTTTCTGCTTGATTCAAAGTTTGTGCCGGGAGTCAGCGTGTTCAAAAAGACCAGATAATCTTTGAACAATTCTTTCATTGTTTCTGACGAGAAAAAGTAAGTACTCATAATGGATTTTGTTGTCCCTTGTTGTTCTGTGCACCAGAAATCGTGGTGTGATTTACTTCGAGATTGTACAGAATCATTATTATCGAATGAATGCACAATACAATGAAATTCTTCGCTTTATACGCAATATGATTCGCACTGGCATTATCGTCGAAACCGACCTTAATGCCGGTCGCTGCCGTGTGCAGACCGGCGGCATGTGCACCGACTGGCTTCAGTGGCTGACCCATCGCGCCGGTCGTTCGCGCACATGGTGGGCACCTTCCGTGGGGGAACAGGTGCTGATTCTGGCCGTGGGCGGTGAACTCGACACGGCGTTCGTTCTGCCGGGGATTTATTCCGGCGATAACCCCGCGCCGTCGGCGTCGGCGGATGCCCTGCATATCCGTTTCCCTGACGGGGCGGTGATTGAGTATGAACCTGAAACCAGTGCACTCACGGTAAGCGGAATTAAAACGGCCAGCGTGACGGCTTCTGATTCTGTTACTGCCACGGTGCCGGTGGTCATGGTGAAAGCATCAACCCGCGTCACCCTGGACACACCGGAGGTGGTCTGCACCAACAAGCTGATTACCGGCACGCTGGAAGTGCAGAAGGGCGGGACGATGCGCGGCAACATTGAACACACCGGCGGTGAACTTTCATCAAACGGGAAGGTACTGCATACCCATAAACACCCCGGCGACAGCGGCGGCACAACCGGGAGTCCTCTATGACAGCGCGTTATCTCGGAATGAATCGCAGTGATGGCCTGACGGTCACTGACCTTGAGCATATCAGCCAGAGTATCGGCGATATCCTGCGCACACCGGTCGGCTCACGGGTGATGCGTCGTGATTACGGCTCGTTGCTGGCATCAATGATTGACCAGCCGCAGACCCCGGCGCTTGAGTTGCAGATTAAGGTCGCCTGTTACATGGCAGTGCTGAAATGGGAACCCCGCGTCACCCTGTCATCCGTCACCACGGCGCGCAGTTTTGACGGGCGAATGACGGTCACGTTAACCGGTCAGCACAACGACACCGGCCAGCCACTTTCGTTAACCATCCCTGTGAGTTGAAACCATGCCGATTATCGACCTGAACCAGCTACCCGCACCGGATGTGGTCGAGGAGCTGGACTTTGAAACCATTCTTGCCGAACGCAAGGCGACACTGATTTCCCTTTACCCGGAAGACCAGCAGGAGGCGGTCGCCCGTACCCTGACGCTTGAATCTGAGCCTCTCGTCAAACTGCTGGAGGAAAATGCTTATCGTGAGCTTATCTGGCGTCAGCGTGTGAATGAGGCCGCACGGGCGGTGATGCTGGCCTGTGCTGCCGGTAATGACCTTGATGTGATTGGTGCCAATTACAACACCGCGCGCCTGATTATCACCCCGGCAGATGATTCGACCCTCCCGCCGACACCGGCCGAGATGGAATCTGACACCGATTATCGTCTGCGTATTCAGCAGGCGTTTGAAGGTTTAAGCGTCGCCGGGTCGGTGGGGGCCTATCAGTATCATGGTCGAAGTGCCGACGGGCGTGTCGCAGATATCTCTGTCACCAGTCCTTCTCCGGCCTGCGTCACCATCTCTGTGCTGTCACGTGAAAATAACGGTGTCGCATCCGAAGACCTGCTGGCGGTGGTGCGTAACGCCCTTAATGGCGAGGACGTCAGGCCGGTAGCCGACCGCGTGACCGTGCAGTCTGCCGCCATCGTTGAATACCAGATAAACGCCACGCTTTACCTTTACCCTGGTCCCGAAAGCGAACCCATCCGCGCTGCCGCCGTGAAAAAACTGGAAGCGTACATCACGGCACAGCACCGGCTGGGGCGCGACATCCGTCTGTCTGCCATTTATGCCGCTTTGCATGTGGAAGGCGTGCAGCGTGTCGAACTGGCTGCACCACTGGCCGACATTGTGCTCAACAGTACGCAGGCGTCTTTCTGTACCGAATACCGCGTCGTGACCGGAGGCTCGGATGAGTGATTCGCGCCTGCTGCCGACCGGCTCATCACCGCTTGAAGTCGCCGCCGCAAAAGCCTGTGCGGAAATTGAAAAAACGCCGGTCAGTATTCGTGATCTGTGGAACCCGGATACCTGTCCGGCAAATCTGCTGCCGTGGCTGGCGTGGGCGTTTTCGGTCGACAGGCGGGATGAAAAGTGGCCGGAAGCGACCAAACGCGCCGTTATTCGCGATGCCTATTTCATCCACTGTCATAAAGGCACTATAGGTGCAATCCGGCGTGTGGTGGAGCCGCTGGGCTATCTCATCAACGTGACGGAGTGGTGGGAAACCAGTGACCCGCCAGGCACCTTCCGGCTTGATATTGGCGTACTGGAAAGCGGCATCACAGAGGCAATGTATCAGGAAATGGAACGGCTTATTGCTGATGCCAAACCTGCAAGCCGTCATCTTATTGGCCTGAACATTACCCGGGATATTCCCGGCTACCTGTTCGCCGGTGGTGTGGCTTACGACGGCGATGTAATTACGGTTTACCCCGGATAAGTGAGGAATAATGAGCACAAAATTCAAAACCGTTATCACCACTGCCGGTGCAGCAAAGCTGGCAGCGGCAACCGCACCGGGAGGGCGGAAGGTCAACATTACCACGATGGCCGTCGGGGATGGCGGTGGTAAATTGCCTGTCCCGGATGCCGGACAGACCGGGCTTATCCATGAAGTCTGGCGACATGCGCTGAACAAAATCAGCCAGGACAAACGAAACAGTAATTATATTATCGCAGAGCTGGTTATTCCGCCGGAGGTGGGCGGTTTCTGGATGCGTGAACTTGGCCTGTACGATGATGCGGGAACGCTAATTGCCGTGGCGAACATGGCCGAAAGTTATAAGCCAGCCCTTGCCGAAGGCTCAGGGCGTTCGCAGACCTGCCGCATGGTCATCATCGTCAGCAGTGTGGCCTCAGTGGAGCTGACCATTGACACCACAACGGTGATGGCAACGCAGGATTACGTTGATGACAAAATTGCAGAACATGAACAGTCACGACGTCACCCTGACGCCTCGCTGACCGCAAAAGGTTTTACTCAGTTAAGCAGTGCGACCAACAGCACGTCTGAAACACTGGCTGCAACTCCGAAAGCGGTTAAGGCCGCATATGACCTTGCTAACGGGAAATATACCGCACAGGACGCTACCACCGCGCGAAAAGGCCTTGTTCAGCTCAGTAGTGCGACTAACAGCACGTCTGAAACGCTCGCCGCAACGCCGAAAGCGGTAAAGGCAGCATATGACCTTGCTAACGGGAAATACACTGCACAGGATGCCACAACAGCGCGAAAAGGCCTTGTTCAGCTCAGTAGCGCCACCAACAGCGATTCTGAAACGCTTGCGGCAACGCCAAAGGCGGTTAAGACAGCATATGACCTTGCTAACGGGAAATACACTGCACAGGATGCCACCACGGCGCGAAAAGGTCTTGTCCAGCTCAGTAGCGCCACCAACAGTGATTCTGAAACGCAGGCTGCAACGCCAAAGGCGGTGAAGTCTGCCTATGACAATGCTGAAAAACGTCTTCAGAAAGATCAGAACGGTGCGGATATTCCGGGAAAGGATACCTTCACGAAAAATATCGGTGCCTGTCGTGCTTATAGCGGCGCTTTGAGCACTGAAGCCGGAAACTGGACAACCGCTCAGTTTATTGAATGGCTGGATTCCCGTGGTGCATTTAATCATCCGTACTGGATGTGCAAAGGCTCCTGGTCATATGCAAATAACAAAATCATTACGGATACTGGCTGTGGCAATATTCATCTTGCTGGCGCTGTTATTGAGGTAATGGGCATAAAGTCTGCAATGACTATTCGTATTACCACACCAACAACATCAAGCGGTGGGGGCGCTACAAGCGCGCAATTTACTTATATTAACCACGGGGACAACTATGCTCCTGGCTGGCGGCGTGACTGGAACCGTTACGGCGATTCTATGTCTGGAACTATTAATCAGGATAGTGGAAGCCAGAATGCCTATATGTCTACGGCCTTATGTTCCGGCACCAGAGGCGGCAAAAAATATCTCAGAAAGTTTCGTGGTGGAGAAGGAGACACTATCTGGCATGAAACAGTACAGGGCGGGGTAATTCGCTGGGCGACAGGTAATACTGATGCTCAGGAAGAATTATCACTCAGCTCTGCTTATGGTCTTCGTTCAAGAGGTGAAATTACATCGCTCAGTGCTAATGGTCTGCGCATTGCTTATGGCAATTATGGATTCTTTATCAGGAATGATGGCGGCAGCACATATTTAATGCTGACGGCCTCTGGCGATAAATTTGGAACATGGAACGGTTTAAGACCGCTGACTATCAATAACGCCAATGGCGGAGTGTCAATGGGGCATGGCCTGAGTGTTACTGGACGTGTTAACCCATCAGATTACGGAAATTTTGATTCCCGCTATGTGAAAGATGTTCGCCTGGGTACGCGTGTTGTTCAGACCATGCAAAAAGGCGTGATGTATGAGAAATCAGGCCATGTAATTACAGGGCTTGGCATTGTCGGCGAAGTTGATGGCGATGATCCGGCAGTATTCAGACCAATACAAAAATACATTAATGGCACATGGTATAACGTCGCACAGGTGTAATTTATGCAGCATTTAAAAAATATTACTGCGGGTAATCCCAAAACTGTTGCCCAATATCAACTGACAAAAAATTTTGATGTTATCTGGTTATGGTCTGAAGACGGAAAAAACTGGTATGAGGAAGTAAGTAATTTTCAGGAAGACACGATAAAGATTGTTTACGACGAGAATAATATAATTGTCGGCATCACCAGAGATGCTTCAACGCTTAACCCTGAAGGTTTTAGCGTTGTCGAGGTTCCTGATATTACCGCCAACCGACGTGCTGATGACTCAGGTAAATGGATGTTTAAGGATGGTGCCGTGATTAAGCGGATTTATACGGCAGACGAACAGCAGCAACTGGCAGAATCACAAAAGGCAACTTTACTTTCCGAAGCTGAATCCGTGATTTTGCCGCTGGAGCGCGCTGTCAGGCTGAATATGGCAACAGATGAGGAGCGCAGCCGACTGGAAGCATGGGAACGCTACAGCGTTCTGGTCAGTCGTGTGGATCCTGCAAATCCTGAATGGCCGGAAATGCCGCAATAAGTTGTATGAGCTGACATACCTATAGCACAGAGTAAAGTCTAATCTGACAGTCCGCTCTGTGCCAAGAGCAGACGCTGGTAATTCGTGCCTAATATACTTCACTTAACTTATATCCCAGCTTTGATACAGATCATACAAATTAAATGCCCCAGTAATTGGCAGGCTGAGTAACTTAAAACTCCTTAGAATATAGGATGATTTGTATCGGCACTAGACTGGCCCCCTGAATCTCCAGACAA